ATGTCGGAAAAAGACCCCAGCATTTGGGCAATGCTATGTGCGTGGGCGTACCAGAACTTACCAACTATCTATTCCTTTTTTCTGGCCTTCACCATTGCGGCTATCCGTGTTCTCTACGGTGGCGGCACCAGACGAACGATGATTTTAGAAGGGGCGCTATGTGGCGCCCTTTCTCTTTCATTGGTGTCAGGGTTGGAATTGTTTGGGATACCGACAGATGCGGCAGCATTTATCGGCGGCATGGTGGGCTTTATCGGCGTGAAGCAGCTGCAGATCGTTGCTTTGCGGATCCTCAATAAGCACGTACCTAAGGAGGAGTGATGTCGTTTTATCTAGGTAAACATAGCCTTGAAAACCTGCGAGGCGTGCATCCAGATTTGGTTAAGGTGGTTAAGCGTGCCATCGAGCTGACCAAAGTGGATTTTAAAGTCATAGAAGGTAAGCGCACCGAAGCTCGTCAGCGTCAGCTGATGGTCAACGGTAAGAGCCAGACCATGAACAGCCGGCACCTGACTGGCCACGCGGTGGACTGCGCTCCGCTGGTGGCGGGGATTATTCCGTGGAATGACCGCAAGGCATTTGAATCCGTCTCTGAGGCAATGTTCTCTGCGGCTAATGAGTTAGGTATCCCGTTACGCTGGGGTGGGGATTGGAACCAGAACGGTAGCAGTGACGATGAACGCTTCTATGACGGTCCTCATTTCGAACTGCCGCGACAGAAGTATCCGGCCTAGTCTAGGTCATCCAATCCACCTCGAATGAGGGCAGAAAAAGAGAAATTGAAGCCTCGCTAACGCGGGGCTTTTCGTATCAGCACCATGCCCGGTGCAGTAAATCGCAGAGCCTTACAGAAATGAGCCTTGGAGAACCGCCGTTATAGGTGGCGACCTCTCTGCGGGCGGCGTTTCTGGGCAACAAGGCTCATTTCTGTAGGAGTACGCGCTATGCACACCTTGACGTTCAAAAACAATACCGTGATCCCATTTGATAATTGTGATGGCAAGATTTGGTTTACTGCTGAGGCATTGGCAAATCTGCTTGGTTATGCCAACTCAAATAAGATTTCTAATATCTACAATCGCCATAAAGAGGAATTTACAGATAGCATGACGATGGTGACCAAAGTGAGGAAGTGTAATGAAAACAATGTGATACAACTCTCTCTGGTTCGGTTGTTTTCTTTTCGTGGAGCGCATCTTATCGGCATGGTAGAAAGTGTGAACAGTCTCTGAATAATATGGTCTAAAAACTAACCATATGAGTTATGCTTAAGTGTAGCGAGAGTTGGAATACATGAGTGTGCAATGATGTTGGCGTCTTGCTAGGTGTTGCCTTCACCTTTAAAGAGCATGTCGGTTATGTTACGCTTTTAGCTACTCTTTTTGGCTGTGGATAAAAGCTCTAAAGAGAGCCTTTAAAGCCATTGATAGTGGAGGTCTTTATGCCAGAACTTGTCATGAGGATGTTTGGATTACGCGATTTTGTCAAAGGCGGACAAGCCATGGCAGAGCGCTTGAACAAATCTGGGGTTAACAACATCAAAGTTGTTGGTCGTGGAGCTATAGTTGTAGATTCTGCCGCAGATTCCGAGACGGTGACTCAGTTACGAAGAGCTGCTCGGAAGTTTATTGAACATGATGCAGAAGCAGTTTCTGCAGCTGAGCTTTCAACTCGCAAGGATAGTGACGATTAACTGAATGTTCGCATTACTAATTATTCCTTTATTGGTTAGTGGCTCTTTAATTGTTACGTCCCCTCACAACATAAAGTCTTTTTACCGACTGCATCGATACGATGGCCAGCTTCTTTATATGAAGGTGGCCACTTATGGTGTCTATTCTTTCTTTGGTGCTCTTGTCGTTGCTGGTGTCTTAAAGCTTTGCTTTCCTTCCTTGACTGCGGCTACATGGCTATCACATCTAATCGATGGAAGCTCTGATCCGAAAGAAAATCGGATTGTTTCATGGTTAGCACTCTTATCAGTCACGACTTGCGCGTTAGCGCTCTTATGGCTGCAGATATGCCGATTACGTATGTTTATTGCGGCTAAGTTAATAGAAGCGTCGCTCTTACAGCAAGGGATTGTGATTCCCCTAAGTGATATTAAGCAGCGTATTAGGTTAAGTGAGTTGGATACATTGCTATCTGACGGCACTTTAGGACAGTTATTTTTTGATTCTGCGACCTTGGGTAGGCTTGTATTGGTCACTTTAAAGTGCCGAAAGGTATATGTCGGCAAAGTGAATATGATTAGTGAGCCGAACGAAAAACAGGGACCAAATTTGGAGATATCAATAACGCCTATTATGTCGGGCTATCGCGATAAAGATACTCTTCGGGTGTTATTTTCAAATGATTACAACGGCCTTGATGATGTGGATACGAGCATAATTTTTCCTCTCAGTGAAGTATCCCACGCATCTTGGTTTAACATGGATGTTCATGAAATCGTAGATAATAATAGAGAACAGCCGACGAATGATTGAGTCTTGATATTTAGAACCATATTGATGGTGATGCCCTGCATGTGCGGGGCTTTTTTGTTTCAGGACTTCGCGGATAAGAACAATGAATGCTGATGCTTTTTGGAAGCCACTGGCGATCACCTCGCTGGTGGCTTTGTCGTTATGGGGGTTATCAGCTTGGCGTTATTCAGCCGGTAAGGAAGCTGGCGAGCTGGTGGCCAATCAACAATGGCAGGCGCGCTGGAGTGCGCGTGATGCTGCTGATGTGCACCAGTATTGTTCAACTCCGACGCAATGAAGAGCTGGCAGCGTACGCTGACCGAGCAAGGGCAAGCGGACTAGCGCGTGAGCAAGTGTATAGCAAAGTGAGTCAGGCCATTTTATGACGTCTTCCTCTGTCTACAACAGCCGCTGGAACAAGGCACGAAAATCCTATCTGCGAACTCATCCGTTGTGCGTGTGGTGCTATCAGCAAGGGCAAGTAACACCGGCCACGGTGGTGGACCACATCCAACCGCACAGACTCAAAGAGGCTCTCCGTTCCGGTGATAAGGCGGCAATAGCTAAGGCTCAGAAATTGTTCTGGGACACCAGCAATTGGCAAGGGCTGTGTAAGTTACATCACGATTCAACCAAACAGCGCAGCGAGAAGAGCGGCCGACTGCAAGGTTGTGATGAGAACGGTATCCCTTACAGTGCTCATGAGCGCTGGGGAGGGGCGGGGTAAAAGTTCTGGCAAAACGCCCTTGGCGACCGCTCGTCCTCCTTTTTGTGCACAACCGCGAAATGAAAAGTTTTTTTCTGGGAGGTTCTGATGGCGGGAAGACGCCCAAAACCGACCCACTTAAAGGTGGTAACCGGTAATCCGGGCAAGCGAAAACTCAATGATCAGGAGCCTAAACCACCGCGTGAAGTACCCAGTCCTCCGGAGCATCTAACCGACTGGGGAAAAATGGCATGGGTAAAGGTGTCCCTGCTTTTAGACGGCATGGGCGTTCTGACAACGGCGGACTCTTTAGCCCTAGAACGCTTGTGCGATATCTACGCCGACATCCTGCAGCTACGCGAAACCATCGCGATAGAAGGCAGGACCTACACAACAAAAACTCAGATGGGTGATTTCTTGATTAAGGCTAATCCGGCCGTGGCCATGTTGGCGGATGCCGATCGCCGTTTCAAAAGCTACCTCGTTGAGTTTGGCCTTACGCCGGCAGCACGAACGAAGGTGAAAGTAGATGGTGGAGAGGAAAAAGAAGACCCGCTCAGCCAGTTCTTCGGCTGACCCGGCAACACAGTATGCACTGGATGTTACCGAGGGCCGTGTTCTGGCTGGCCCCGATATTCGCAATGCGTGCCGCAGACACCTCAGAGATCTAGAGCAAGGTCCGTCACGTGGGCTTTTCTGGGATGTTGATGCGGTAAAACGAGTTATCGATTTCTTTGCCAAGGTGCTCAAGCTCAACGGCGGGGAGCACGAGGGTAAACCGTTTATTCTGCTGCCATGGCAATGCTTTATTGTGGGCTCCTTGTTTGGCTGGAAGTCCAGCGATGGTACCCGCCGATTTCGGATGAGCTATATCGAATCGGGTAAAGGTTCGGGCAAATCCCCATTAGCGGGCGGGGTTGGCTTGTATTGCATGGTGGCTGACAACGAACCGCGTGCCGAGGTTTATGCCGCGGCGACCAAAAAAGACCAGGCAATGATTTTGTTCCGCGATGCGGTGGCGATGGTGGATCAGTCGCCTGCGTTAGCTCAGCGTCTCGTGAAGTCGGGTACCGGACTCAATGTGTGGAACCTCGCATTTCTGCAAACCGGCTCTTTCTTCAAACCTATCAGTTCCGATGACGGGCAATCGGGGCCGCGTCCTCACTGTGCCTTGATTGATGAGGTCCACGAACATAAAACCAATACCGTCGTTGAGATGATGCGGGCAGGGACAAAAGGTCGGCGCCAGGCATTAATATTCCTGATCACCAATAGTGGGCATGACAAAACCAGTGTCTGTTATGACTACCACGAATATGGCCGGAAGATAGCCGAAGGCTCGGTTGAGGATGACAGCTTTTTCTCGTTTATCTGCTCACTGGATGAAGAGGATGACCCTTTCAAAGATGAGTCATGTTGGGGGAAAGCGAATCCGTCACTCGGCTACACCTTTACGGATAAGTATCTACGCGAACAGGTCACGCAAGCGCGCGGGATGCCAGCCAAAGAGAGCATTGTCCGCCGCCTCAATTTCTGCCAGTGGGTTGATGCGGATAACCCGTGGATGAGTAGTGACGTCTGGATGGCGTGTGAATCTGATTTTGATCTCAATAACATCGCAGGTGAGGAGTGTTATGGCGGACTCGACTTGTCTGGTACGCGAGATTTGACCGCGTTAGCACTCTATTTCCCCAAGCCGAAAACGCTGGTGGTCGAGTTCTGGACCCCGCAAGAAACATTGTTACACCGTTCTAAGACTGACCGTGTTCCCTATGACATTTGGGTAAAAAAAGAATACATGCATGCGACGCCTGGTAAGGCGGTGAAATATGCCTTTGTCGCTGAGCGTATTTCTGAGTTATCGAAACAATATGACCTCAGAGCTATCGCTTTTGACCAATACCGGATTAAGTACCTAGAGCCGGAGTTGGATGAGGCGGGCGTCATGGTGCCGTTAGTTCCTCATGGTCAGGGTTTTTATAAAGCGAAAGAGTCAGGATTGTGGATGCCACACTCGATAGAACTGTTCGAAGGGCTACTGGATGACCAAGTCATCAAGATCAAAACCAATCCTTGTCTGCGTTGGAATGCCGCTTCGGCGGTGACTGAAACCGACCAGAAGAACAATCGTATCTTTGCCAAGAAACGCAGTACTGGTCGTATCGATGGCATCGTTGCGGCGGCGATGGCAATTGGGGCGGCTGAAGGTGTTGAACTGGACGATGGCGACATCGAGGGCTTTTTTGATGATCCGATAATCGTGGGTGTGTAATGGCCAAAACTAAACGACCGGGGCGCGTGAAAAGCGCCCTTTTAAATTGGTTGGGTGTGCCGGTCACCACAACGACCGGAACATTCTGGCAGGAGTGGTTTGGTACCAGCTCAAGCGGCAAGGTGGTCACCGCCGATAAAATCATGCGCTTATCCACGACATGGAGCTGTGTGCGATTACTCAGTGAATCCATATCAACGCTGCCGCTTAAGGTTTATCAGCGACGGGAGGATGGCTCTCGGATACTGGCTCTAAAACATCCTGCGTATCAGGTGTTGTGTCGTCGGCCTAATATCGAAATGACGCCATCGCGTTTCATGCTGATGGTGGTGGCCAGCATCTGTTTACGCGGCAATGCCTTTGTCGAAAAGAAAATGATAGGCCACAAGTTGGTGGCCTTGGATCCGTTACTGCCACAGAACATGGTGGTTAAACGCCTAGATAATGGCCGCCTTGAATACACTTATACCGAAGGTAAAACCCATCGCGTTATCCCCGTTGAACGCATGATGCACATCCGTGGATTTGGCCTTGATGGGGTTTGCGGTTTGATGCCGACACAAATGGGTATCGATGTATTTGGTGCCGCCATGTCGGTGGATGAGGCGGCCGCCAAGATTTTTGAAAACGGGTTACAGAATACCGGCTTTTTATCGTCAGAGAATGCGCTGAATAAAGAGCAGCGGGAGCGTTTACGTAAGAGTCTGCAGAGTTTTATCGGCTCCAAGAACGCCGGCAAGCTGATGGTATTGGAGAACAAACTCTCATACCAGAATGTGACCATGAACCCTGAGGCAGCGCAGCTGCTGGAAAGCCGTGCTTTTAGCATCGAAGAGATTTGTCGTTGGTTCCGCGTGCCACCTTTCATGGTGGGGCACATGACCAAGCAAAACAGCTGGGCGGCCAGTGTTGAAGGGATGAACCTGCTGTTTTTGACCAATACCTTGCGGCCACTTCTGGTCAATATTGAGCAGGAAATAGCACGGTGTTTGTTGGGCGATGATGAGGACTACTTTGCGGAGTTCTCCGTAGAGGGCTTGTTACGCGCAGACAGTGCTGGGCGAGCGGCATATTACACCACCGCCCTGCAAAATGGCTGGATGAGTCGTAATGATGTACGCCGTTTAGAGAACCTGCCGCCAATCCCTGGTGGGGACATTTATACAGTGCAACTTAACCTCACACCGCTTGAAGACCTGAAGAAGAACAACCTGCAGTCACTCGCACTGCACAACTTCCTGTTCCCTGATATTCCCCCGGAACAGTCCCCGCTGAAAAACAACGCATAGGATTTTCCCTTATGACTAAACGAACGCTTCCGGCGGCGCCGGCGGGGCGTCCCTGCGCGCGCGTCTCGTGCGAGCTGTCGCCGATGGCCATGGAGCGCTGGAACAGCTCTTTGCAGGCCGCAGCATCTGATGATGAAAACACGATTTCAATTCTGGATGTCATTGGTGCGGATTACTGGGGCGAGGGCATGACGGCCAAACGTATGGCCGGTTTGCTGCGCGCCATGGGCGGCGCTGATGTGGTCGTCAATATCAACTCGCCCGGTGGCGACATGTTTGAAGGACTCGCCATTTATAACCAGCTGCGAGAGTACAGCGGGCACGTGACAGTAAAAGTCATCGGCATTGCTGCGAGTGCTGCTTCCATTATCGCGATGGCGGCAGATGAGCTGCAAATCGGTCGCGCTGCTTTTTTGATGATCCACAACTGCTGGGTTGCTGCCGTTGGTAACCGACATGACTTAGCACGTGTCGCCCAAGACATGGAGCCTTTTGACCGTGCAATGCAGGACATCTACAGCGTACGCAGTGGGCTAAACGGTACCGAAATCACGGCAATGATGGATAGCGAAACCTACATCGGTGGAGTGGATGCCGTGGATAAGGGGTTGGCTGACGCATTGTTAGAGGCAGATGCCGTTCTGGGTGATCCGGATTCTCCTACCGCTGCGCTGCGCAAATTAGATGCACTACTCGCGAAAGCTAATACCCCACGCGCCGAACGCCGGCGATTACTGAAAGCTTTGAAGGGGAGCATGCCGGGCGCTGCCCCCACCAATGACGGTACGCATGACGCTGCCGTAACGATAAACCCTGAAATTCTTGCTGGTCTGGAGTCTGCCTTGAGCACTCTGCTTCCGGCTTGCTGATATCTCGGAGAGCTTATGTCTGAAGTCAATGAAATCCTGAAGAAAGTCACCGCCAGCATTGAAGAGGCGTCCTCTCAGTTCAATGCCAAAGCAGAAGAAGCGTTGAGCGAGGCCAAGAAACACGGCCAGCTGTCAGCACAAACCAAAGAGGCCGTCGATAAGATGGCTGTCGAACTCAATGCCTTGAAAGAGGCCGAAAAGACGCTGAAAACCTCACTGGGTGAGCTGGAGCAGCATGTTGTCAATATGCCTCTGGCGAATGTCAAACAGGTGGTTGAGTCGGTTGGCCACCAAGTCATTTCAGCGGAGGCGATGAAGGCGTTCGCCAGTGCGGCTGAAGGCGGTAAGCGCCTCAGTATCCCCGTTAAATCAGCGCTGACCTCCAGCGGCGTCGCGGAAGGTGTTGTTGAACCGCACCGCTTACCGGGGATTGATGTTGCACCTAAACAACGTCTGTTTATCCGTGATCTGATTGCGCCTGGGCGTACCGGCTCTCCCGCGGTGTTCTGGGTGCAGCAGACCGGCTTTACCAATAACGCGGCCGTGGTACCGGAAAATACCACCAAGCCGTACAGCGGTATTGAGTTCAACACCAAAATCACACCGGTGACCACCATCGCTCACATGTTCAAAGCGTCCAAACAGATCTTGGATGACTTTGCCCAGCTGCAGTCCACGATTGATGCCGAAATGCGTTATGGCCTGAAGTACGTGGAAGAGCAGGAGATTTTGTTCGGTGACGGCTCTGGGGCTCACCTACATGGCATCATCCCACAGGCGACGGCCTACAGTGCTGAGTTTGAAGTGGCTGAGCAAAACGGCATTGATGATCTGCGTTTGGCGATGCTGCAGGCACAGCTGGCTCGCTTCCCTGCATCCGGACACGTTTTGCACTTTATCGACTGGGCCAAGATTGAACTGATCAAAGACTCGTTAGGCCGTTACATCCTAGCAAATCCAGCCTCTTTAGTTGGGCCAACGCTGTGGGGTTTGCCTGTGGTCGCTACGGAAGCGGCGGCGTTTAAAGGCAAATTCCTGACCGGTGCATTCAATGCCGGCGCCCAGCTGTTTGACCGCGAAGAGTCCAACGTGGTGATCAGTACCGAGAACGCGGATGACTTCGAGAAAAACATGATTTCTATCCGTTGTGAGGAGCGTTTGGCGTTGGCGGTGAAGCGTCCTGAGTCCTTTATCTATGGCTCTTTTACCGTACCGGCGTCTCAGTAACCTTTTAGTGTTTAAAGGGCGGCCGCGTGCCGCCCAATCAGGATGTAATTATGGCCAAGATGAAAGCCTGTCGACCCATTTTGGTGGGGCGCAATGTCGTGTGTGAAGACGATGAGTTTGAAACGGATGAACAGCATGCCCGAGAGCTGGTGGCCAAAGGTTATGCGCAGATGCTGTCTGGTGAAGTATTGGATGCAGCAACATCGGCCAAAGAATTGGCTGATGTTACTGCAGCGTCTCGTAAAGGCCGCAAATAATTCAGGAGGTGTGCATGCTGGATTTAGCGCTTGTGAAGCAGCAGTGTCGAATAGAGCCAGATTTTTTGGAGGACGATAACTTACTCAATCTCTATATCCGCGCTGCAGTGCGTTTTGTTGAAGGGCAGACCGACCGCAAGCTGTATGCCAGTGACACCGAAGAGGGGTTTGCTCACGATGAGGATGCGCTGTTGCTGGATGCGGATATCTCCGCCGCCATGTTACAGATGATCGGGTATTGGTATGCCAACCGCGAAGCTGATCCTGTTTCCTATCAGTCTGTCGAGGCGCTACTGCAACCTTATCGGGCGCATGGCCTATGAAACCATTAAAAGCGGGTGACCTCCGGTATCGCGTGGTGATTCAGCGCAAGCAATCCGGCCGGGATCCAACGGGCGCACCGTTACCCGCCACATGGCGTGACGTGGGGCGTGCGTGGTGCGATATCCGCTTTATCAGCTCCTCTTCTGTTATCGCTACGGCGCAAGACAAAACGGTCTCTGTATATCTCCTGACATTACGCAAGCGGAGTGACGTCAGCATCGGTGACCGAGTCCTGAGTGGCGGTGCCGCATATCACGTACTCAGCATTGATAACAGCATGCCTGACCGGATGTTGCTGAGGACTCAGACGGACGTAATCGATGATCAATATTCAGATTGAAGGGCTGTCAGCGCTTAGCGAGGCGCTGGATGAGTTAGGCAAGGATGTGGCCAACCGAGTGCTGGCGCGTGCCGGCCGGAAAGCCATGCAACCGGTACAAGAAGCCATGCGCCAATCTGCCGGTTATGACCTGTCGAATCACGGCCAGCATTTACGGGACACTATCAAGATCCGTTCTATTCGAGAAGGTTCGGAACGGGTTTTGAGGGTTGGACCGGCGATGAAGGCTCCCCATTATATTAAGGCGCGGGCACAGGAGTATGGGACATCCAAGCAGATGGCCAAACCGTTTATCCGTCCTGCGTTAGATAACAATATCCAGCGAGTTGAGGCGACATTACGCGAAGAGCTGGGCGCGGGGATCGCGCGGGCACAACGGCGTATCGCAGCAAAAAACAAATAGGGAGAACGTATGCTTGATATTCATCTGAAAAATGATGCCGAGCGACTGACAGGCTTGCCGGTTTATCCCTTACAACGGCCTGATGATGTGAATGAGTGCATCGTGTATCAGGTGGTCAGTGATTTTAAACCGGATACTGGGCTCGCCGGTGTCTCTCTCATAACTCAACGTTACCAATTCAAAATCATCTCACCTTCTCGAGTAAAAACCATTGAGACCGAAAAGATCCTACTGCAGGCATGGGAGGGGTTGGCACACGACAAGATTGATGGTTACCCGGTGCAATTTATTGCGCGTGGCGGATTTACCGAGGATTTCGATTCTCAGGATGCGGTGTGGTGTCGAAGCCGCGACTTTATTGTGACTCATAACGAGGTATAGGCATGAGCGTAAAAAAATCATCTCAGTATGCCATGTTGCCGGCAGGTACCAAGGTGTCTTGGGGGACTGACGTGGCAGGCGATTCTGCCCTTAAACCACTCCCGAACTGTACCGCAGTCGGTAAGCAAGGCGCAGTGAGTGGCTTTGTTGATTGCACCACATTGCTGGATACCCAAGACCAAGCCATTGCGGATTTGCCTAAGGGCCCGGAGAAAGAGTTCGGGTTTATTGATAGTCCAGGTGATGTGGATTTTCAGGCATTTTTGGATGCGGCGACGGCGCGGCAAACGGTGAAAATCAAAATTGAAATGCCGAATGGCCGTATCTCGACCAGTCTGATTTCTCTTGCCGGGTGGGAGATGGCCGAGATTCAGGCACCAGCGAATAAGGTGATCAGCATTCTGGTCAAAGGTAAGCAAAACGATATTCAGTGGAGCCTGAAAAGCGCAGCTCCATCATCAGCCAAAGCCTGATTTAAGGGGAATTCATGAGCATTAAAACCCTGCTGTTAGCCGATAACCCTGTGGTAAAGGCCGTTACGCTGTTTGGTGGCAGCATGACAGCGCGAGCGGTGTCGGTAGCACAACAGCTGGACTACATCACGGTGGTCACCAATGACAACACAACCGAAAAAGAAAAGGCCCTTGCCGCTGCCGAACTGGTGCTGCGTTCGTTATGCAAGCCGGATGGCTCAGCCTATCCGGCGGATGAATTGCCAACGGCGGAAGAACTATTGGCCAGCCGCTCTAATGCTGAACTGATTGATGCCGTAAACACGCTGCATCGCATGAGTAATGGCTCGCTGGAGGAGGCTGAAAAAAACTAAGGCGCTGTCCCCAGCTGATGACGTTGTACGCGCTGGCTGACAGATTCAGTCAGCCAGACGTTCGTCTTATCGCTCAGCTCCCGCCGGCTATCCTCACTCATTGGCTGGCGTACTTGCGGATCTCCTCTGCAGAGCAAGTGGCAGGCTCCGAGCCGCCCTCCATTCCAACACCCACAATGCCGGATGACACCTTCTTGCAGGCGTCCACACTGGATGCGCAGTGTGCGGCTGTGGCCAGCATCATGAGTTGACTATGTCTGATATTGCCAGTTTATCGGTGGCACTGCGCCTCAATGCGGCGACCTATCAGCGGGATATGGCCGACGCATTTCAAAACACGGAGCGGAAGGTTAAGGCCACTCACTCTACGATTGACTCTGCAGCGAAAGAATCTGACGCGTGCTATAAGCGGCTGCGGGACAGCATCCTCGATGTTTCAAAATCGTATGCCGGCATGCTGATTGCCGGCGTTACGTTTGATCGCGTCATTAGCGATACGCGCAGTTACACCAAATCGTTATCTGACTTGTCGGCGATCACGGGGGCGACCGGTGAGCAACTGGCATTTCTGGATAAGCAATCACGCCTGATAGGGCAGACGACTACACTATCCGCCTCTCAGGCGGCAGAGGCGTTTAAGCTGATGGCATCGGCCAAGCCCGATTTGCTGGAGTCTAATGAGGCACTGACCAAAACCACCAAAAGCGCGGTCACACTGGCAGAAGCGGCGGGTATGACGTTGCCGGATGCCACTAAGGCTTTGGCGTTGTCGTTGAACCAATACAGCGCGGGCGCCGAGCAGGCAGACCGTTATATCAACGTATTGGCGGCCGGTGCTAAGTATGGCTCATCAGAGATTCAGGAAACCACCGAAGCCATCAAAGGTGGTGGTGTTGCCGCTGCGCAAGCGGGCGTGCAGTTTGAAGAGTTGAACGCGGCAATTCAAACTCTAGCCAAGTCTGAAATCAAAGGGAGTCAGGCCGGTACCGCACTGCGTAACATCCTGCTGATTTTAGATTCCGCAACAGACCGAAACCTACGGCCATCGGTCGTGGGATTATCCGGCGCCTTAGACAATCTGGCGAAAAAGAATCTGGGTACAGCCCAGATGGTACAGATGTTTGGGCGAGAAAATATCACTGCCGCATCCGTGCTACTTAAGAATAAGGAGTTGCTAAAAGAGCTGACGGGTCAGTTAACCGGCACCACAACGGCTTACGACCAAGCATCGACCCGCACCAATAATCTCGAGGGGGATATTCTTTCACTGAGCTCGGCGGTAGAGGCGTTATCGCTCAGTATTGGCACTCGGCTCAATGGCGCGATGCGCGGCGGCGTGCAAGGCGTGACTGAGTCGGTTAACACGTTGAACACTAACTTTGACAGCATTGCTGATTCAGCAGAGCAAGTGGCGCTGCCGGCGTTGAGCTTGTTGGTTCATCAGGGACTGGTTCGAGTAACCAAGAGCTCTCGCGATGCGTGGCAGGCGGGCAGTGAGCTGGTGGCTAAGAACGTGGAGTCGGCGGCGAGCTTTAAGGAGAAGTCTGCTGCGGCAGTGATGAGCAGTGAGCGTCTGCGCGCGCAAGCGGTGGCAGAGCGACAAGCGGCTCAGGCGGTGCAAAGTAATCTTGCGTCTCAGTTAGCCGCAGCGCAATCGGAGAAAACTCGAACTGCTATTCGTGCGCAGATGGCGGCGCAGTCTGGCGTCATTCGGACTGCGCTGTATGCCGAAAAGCAGGCCATTGACGCACACACCGCAGCCTTGATCCGCAATGAAGCTGGCACATTGGCGCTGCAGCAAGCGCAGCGACAAGCAACGGTAACGGGGCGGATATTTGCCTCCGCACTGAATGCCAGTAAATCAGCGTTGGCGTTTGTTGGTGGTCCGGTTGGCTTGTTAACCAGCGCTCTGATGGCCGGAGCTGCCGCATGGTATTCCTATTCGGAAAAGACGCGCCAAGCGAACCAAGACCTGATTGATTTTGCCGGCAGTGCTGAGGTGGCTGTCGATAAAATCAGAAAGATGAATGATATCGAGCTAGGCGCGGCGGCAGCAAAACTTCGCCAGGCTATTCAGATTCAGACTCGTGAAGCAAAAGAGGCTGCCCAAGAGGTTGAGCGTCAACAGCAAGCGATACAGCGAGCCAAGGGGCTGACTGAGTCTCCGGAGTTGCAGCAGATGTATGCTGACCGGCTTGCGGTGCTGAAAGAGAAACTGGCGAAGGCCAATCAGCAGTTATCGCAATCTGAGTCCACGCTGCAGATGATCACCGCACAGCAGACGCAAGGTTTGGCGGATAACTTTATTGCGTTGGATAAAAACAATCAGCAAACCGGTATTGCTGCGCGTTTGCAAGCCAAGGTCAATGAGGTCATCAAAACCGGTAATGGCCTTTTGCAGGAGCGTATCTCACTGGTTAATTCGCCGGTCATGGCGCTATCGGCCGGCGCCGAAGAAACCTTGGCCAAGCTGCAGCGGGAAGCTGAACTGCTCAAAATGACGGACAAGCAGCGATACGTTGCACAATGGACGGACAAACTCACTGACACCACGCCGCGTGAAATCCAACTGATAAAGCAAAGTGCGGAAGCGATCTTTGACCAGCAAGAGGCGATTAACGCTAGCAACAAGGCCAAACAGGAAAGTATCCGTTTATCGAAAAGCTCGACCAAAGAAGCGCAGGAGGAAATTAAGCGGATCCGCGAGGAATCCATGAGTCGAGTGACTCAAATTGCCGACCATGAGCAAACACTGCTGCGTAAGATTCAAGCCTACGAGGCGGCCAAGCTAATCAGCACCAAACAGACCGAAAGTTTGCGGACGTTGATTCAAGAGAATGCTGCTCGTGAGAGATTAGCGCTGGTCAGTAAGTACTCTCCGGTTACAGCTATCAAGCGAGACCAAGACGAGGCTCTAAGGGAAATTCAAGAGCTGCAGAAGGTCGGTGCTATGTCTGCCAAAGAAGCTCAGGAAGCGATGGTAAGGGCTAGGACAGATGCTTTTAAGCGTTTAGCTCAGGAAAAGTCATATGCATCGGTTAGTCAGCTAGATACCCTTCAAGGTGAGTTTGATCCGTTAAAAGCATTGCAAAATGAGCTTTCTAAAAAGAAAGCCCTGTATGACGCCTATTACCGTGATGGTGTGATGTCGAAGCAGCAATACCAGCATCAAATGCTGCAGATGTCTGAACAAGGGGCTGCACAAGAGCTGGAGATTCAGCAGTCCATGTTTAAGGCGCAGTCTGCATGGCATGCGGTATCACTTAATGCCATCAATGCGATTGCGGATAGAACGGCTAACTCGCTAACTGGACTGATTATGGGAACGCAAAGCTTGGCGGATGTGATGCGTAGTGCGTCAGCCACTATTTTGCAAACCATGATTCAGACGCTGGTGGAGGTGACGGTAAAGGCATGGGTTGCTCGTAGTGTGATGTCGTTCTTTGGTTTTGGTGGCATCGGAACCGCAACCACTCCTGGACTCGGCGACTTGATTCCTGCGATCCCATCTTTTGCCGGTATGTTTGATTCGGGTGGCTACATTCCTAGTGGTAGTTTTGGTATTGCTGGGGAAGTGGGGCCTGAGGTTGTTATGGGGCCGGCTCAGATTGTTAGTCGGCGTGATACGGCTCAGATGCTAGGCGGCCAGCGTACGGTACAGATCACGTTGCACAACACGTTTCAGACTTCCGGTGAAGGAGGCTTGCAGGCGCAGTTGTTATCTTGGTCGGAGACCATGAAACAACAGATGTATGAGATTGCCCAGATGGCCATGGTCGATGAGAGCAGGCCGGGTGGAATACTGACTCAATGAGCCCCGAGTAACTAGCGGGGCTTTTTTTATGGAGGCAGAAGTGGCGTTACATACTTTTGGCTGGGCACCGCGCTCGGCTATGGACGCTAACCACGAACCACGCGTTAGCGCCGTGAAGTTTGGAGATGGCTATGAACAGCGTAGTCCGGACGGGATTAACCATCGGTTGGCCAAATATCGTGTGGAGTTTCGTGGCACGAAGGACCGCATCACGGCCATACATAATTTCCTGTTTGACCATGGCGCTGTACGGGCATTTTTGTGGACACCGCCAGATTCATGGCTGCAAGGGCGATATGTATGCCGCAAGTGGTCACGCAAAAGCTACAACACGTATGCCGAAATTCGTGCGGAATTTGATGAGGTGGTGGTGTGAGAGAAATCAGCAGTGCCATGATTTTCGAGACGGCACGCATAGAACAAGATGCGTTGTTGGTGCTGTATGACGTAGACATGACGGCTTTTGGTGGTGATGTATACCGTTTTTACTCCGGTATGACCGAACTGCGTCAGCCTATCGTGTGGCGTGGGCAAACCTATGTGGCCTTTCCTGTTTCGGCCTCAGGGTTTGAAGGCAATGCTAAAGGGACCAGTAATAGACCGAAGCTCACGTTGGCGAATGTGGGCGGCCTTCTTACCGGTCTGAACGCTGAGTTCGATGATTTGGTCGGCGCGGTAGTGTCTCGTCGCCAAGTGTATGCCCGTTTTCTGGATGCAGTGAATTTCCCGCAAGGCAATGCGAACGCGGATCCGACACAAGAAGTGGTTCTGCGCTTCGAGATAGAGCGCATGATTGAGCAGAGCCGCGAGACCGTTTCTTATGAGTTGGCATTACCTTGTGAGACTGATGGGGCGATCATCCCATGCCGGCCCATTCTGGCCGACATTTGCCCTATTGAGTATCGCTCGGTTGACTGTGGGTATACCGGCGGGCCGGTTGCCGACGTCAAAGATAATCCCACCTCAGATCCGGCCTGCGACCGTTGCGGTAAGCGGTTAAGCAGCTGCAAACTCCGCTTTGGCGCTCACAACCCTCTGCCGTTTGGCGGCTTTCCGTCAGCAGCAAAACTTAGGTAAATCAATCATGACTCAACAGCAGATATTGGCTCATGCCTTGGCATGTGAGCCACAGGAGTCGTGCGGCTTTTTGCTCTGTGATGGCCGTTACTATCCCTGTGAAAACGTGGCCGCAGATCCACTCAGTACTTTTGAGATAGCCGCACAGGCATGGATTGATGCCGAGCAGCATGGACAAAGCGTGGTAGCCCTTGTACACAGTCATCCTGATGGGTTGCCCTGTTTAAGCAGTGCTGACCGGCACATGCAGTTACAGATGGGGATCCCATGGATAATCGTGTGTGAAGGGCAATGCCATGAATACTTGCCGGTTCCTGCATTGGCAGGCCGTGTCTTTGCTCATGGCTCAATGGATTGCTACACGCTGATGCGTGATGCCTACCACCTGTGCGGGATCCGTTTGCCGGACTTCGAGCGAGCGGATAATTGGTGGCATACCGGTGCCGAGTTGTACTTGGACAATATGGTCGATGCCGGTTTCTATCAGGTACCGGTAGAAGAGGCCGAGCCAGGGGATATTTTCCTTATCCACCTCGGTAGCACGGCTGCCAATCATGCCGCTGTCTATCTGGGCAATCAGATGATCTTGCATCACCCACCTAATCATTTTAGCCGCCGCGATCCCTTTGGCGGATTCTGGGCGCGTTACCTTCATAGCGTTTGGAGACATAAACAATGGCCATCGTTCGGTTATACGGCGATTTACAACGATTTGGTCGCCGCTTTGATTTATCCGTAACCACAGCCGCTGAAGCTGTGCAGTGCCTGACTTGGCAAATCTCCCCTCTACGTACGCATATCCAAAACGGTCGGTACCGGCTGCGCATCAATCGCAATGACATTGGCGAGCAAGACTTGGTGACTAGCATGACCAGCCCGTTGCCTGCAGATGCGGTAATTCACATTGTGCCGGTGGTCAGTGGCGCTAAGAGCGGCTGGTTTCAAACCATTCTCGGTACCGCACTGCTGGCGGTTTCTTTCTTTACGCCGTTTTCGTTTATCTCTGCCGGTGTCTATGCCGCGATGGGGACGATTGGTGCTTCGATGGCGCTGGGTGGTGTGGCCTCGTTGCTGACTAAAACGCCGGAATTACAGAGCCGCAGCACTGATAACGGCAAAGAAAACACCTACTTTTCCAATTTGGATAACACCATTGCACAAGGTTCATTTGTCCCATTGCTGTACGGGGAAATGATGACCGGTAGCAAGGTGCTGTCACAAGGCTTATCAACGGAGTAACCCAATGGGCAAAGGTGGTGGAAAACAACATATTCCTTATGAAGAACCGGATAATCTCAAATCTCGACAGATACTTGCGTTGGTTGACTTAATCTCTGAAGGCCCGATTGAAGGGCCTATTGATGGCCTTCAAAGTGTTTTTCTCAATGATACGCCAATCATGACATTGTCCGGAGAAGCTAACTTTAATGGCATAGATATTGAGTGGCTATCAGGCACTCAAATACAAAATTATCTGTCGGGTTTCCCTGCGGTAGAAAATGAAGTTCGTGTAGGTGTTGAGGTCAAAAGTGATAATCCAATAGTGCGTAGTATCACTTCTCAGGATATTGACCGCTTACGCGTTACCGTTGGGGTACAAGCATTACTCATGATAGAAGATGACGGTGATATGTATGGTACAACCGTCGAGCTATCGGTTCAGTTGCAACCAGCGGGTGGTAGTTGGTTTGAAGCGCAGAAGGTGGTGATCAGTGGTAAAACCCGCAGCATCTATTTGCGCTCGGTAATGCTAGAGAACTTGCCGGCACGACCTTTCAATATGCGAGTGGTGCGGTTAACGGCAGACAGTACATCATCAAAACTGGAGAATCGTACGCTGTGGTCTAGTTACACCGAAATCATCGATGCCAAACTGACGTACCCGAACACAGCGGTGGTTGGCGTTCGTATTGATCCTGAGCAGTTTAGTGGTGGCGTTCCGCGTCGAACTTATCTGATGCGCGGTCGACTGGTAAAGGTTCCGGATAACTATGACCCGTACAATCGTACCTATACCGGTCTGTGGACGGGTAATTTCAAAGTAGCTTGGACAAATAACCCCGCATGGGTTTTCTATGACTTAGTGACCTGCGAACGCGCGGGCCTTGGGAAGCGGCTAGGCGCATTTGGCGCAGATAAGTTTGCGCTCTACATGATTGGTCGTTATTGCGATGAGCCGGTGGATGACGGTTACGGGAATAAAGAGCCCCGTATGACCTGCAATGTTTATCTAGCTGAGGCGCGCAAAGCCTATGACGTGCTCAGTGATTTAGCTTCAGTCTTTCGTGGGATGCCGATTTGGGATGGATTGTCCCTGACTTGCATTCAAGATCGGCCAGCAGATTCGGTGTGGATGTATACTGAAGCAAACGTCATTGACGGGCGTTTTACCTATCAAAGCAGTGCACGAAAGGCGCGTCACACCGCAGTCCACGTTCAGTACGTCTCTCCAGATAACGGTTGGCAGACACAGCTTGAGTATGTTGCTGATGACGAGGCCATTGCCCGTTATGGGCTGAACGTCCTTGAAGTTTCGGCGTTTGGTTGCACTTCTCGTGGTCAAGCGCACCGCACCGGTAAATGGATATTGGAAACCGAGCGCCTCGAGCGTCAATTAGTTTCTTTTTCTGTTGGCCGTGATGGTCTGAAGCATTTGCCTGGCGACATTATCCAAATTGCCGACAGTGGATATGCGGGGATCCGAATAGGTGGACGGATTAAAGCGGTGGTAGGGCAAAACGTTCAGCTCGACCGAGACGTGGAGTTACCGGGAGTTGATGGCGGTGCCACAGCGTATCTAACATGGATTGGTGCGGACGCTAAGCCTATCAGGGCACAAATATTCAGTCAGCCGGCAGCGGATACCGTTGTTCTAGGCAATGTGCCAACCGGTATGTGTGCCGGTGATATCTGGACGCTTTCGCGTGACGATATACGTCCTCGGCTGTTTCGCTGCATCAAAATCACGGAAGAGAAAACAGATACCGCGACACAATTCAAAATCGAGGCAGTTCAGCACGAACCGAACAAAGAGGCAGTGGTTGATGCTGGCGCTGTATTTGACCCTAAACCGGACACGATTTTCGGCGGCAAAATCCCACCCGTTGAACATCTGGAAATTGATGCTTTCCCCTATGGCGATAGCTATCAGATTCGGATGCGGTGGGAGACTCCACGCGTCATAGAGGGCATCAGTTTTGAAGTTCGTTTAACTCGAGCAGATAAGCTGCATCTTCGCGATACCACTACGGATCCAGAATATGTCTGCTATGGCTTGCCGTTAGGAGACTATACCGTTTCTATCCGCGGTAAAAATGCAGGGGGCCAGCTAGGCCAAGAGACGGAAAGCACCTTTACGATTGCACCACCCACCGCACCGACATCCTTATTGCTCAGATCAACCAACTTCAGTGTCACCGCTCGCCCTGTAGTTCAGCCGCCAACTGCACTCGGTACGCAGTATGAGTGGTTTAAAGGCATGAGCCGTGCGGAAGTGGAAGCGATGAGCGAACCGCTTGGCCGCGCAATGATAGTCAATGATCAGGAGTGCGTTCCTGATACTGAATACTGGTATGGCTGCCGTGCGGTGAATGGGGTGGGAAAATCCACCTTGGTGATTGCGAACATCAAAACCAAGCTTCAGCCTGAGGATATTCTCGACCTGATCGGCCCTGAAATCCCCAAGCTGGACTGGGCGAAAGACTTGTCGCAGATGGTGGAAAAGAACAGCTCCAATATTGTTCTGCTCTCCGATCGGGCGGCTTTAGTCGTCAACAAGGAAGGGCGTGTATCGGGTATTACGGTCACGGCAGAAAGTGAGGCGAGCGCGGTAGATTTTCTGGCTGACTTTGTTTCGTTTACCGATCCGGACACGCTGCAGCGTAACCTCTATTGGGATAACAGCCGGCGAACGCTGGTGGTGAAAGGGGAGTTACGGCTGCTGGATGGTACCGCGATATCGAGTAAAAACGATTTAGGAAACGGCGCTGGTGGGATTTTTCGATTACTGACAGAGTCAGGCCTTTTCCCTTCAGATACTGAAACCGCAAACTCACTTTTTAGATCGGCATTTAGTACGGAGCCAGGGATAGATACTGTATTTACAGTGTACGCCTTGGACAGCAACGGCCATATCACACGCACAGAGTCACGGATGTATGACGGTAGAGAATGGCTTATCCCCAAACTCTTTGTCGACGGTGATTTGATTGCGTTAGGGACAATTAAGGGGGACCGGCTAGTTGCAGGGGCAGAAATTTATGCACCTGTAATACGAGCTGCTGTTATTGAATCATCGATTATCCGAAGTGATGAATATCCACCAACATTTGAGTTGTTACCTGACGGGACATTAAATGCTCGTAAGGTGAATATCTCTGGTGCAGTAAATGCCACTTCAGGGCTATTTCAGAACGTCGTGATAGATGAAACATGCGAAGTGAGACGACTTGATGCGGAAAGTATAGTGGGGGATGTTGTAAAGGTTGTGGCGATTACGCCGGAATCAGATCAGACGATTACGCTCCCTGAATATAGACGAAATAGATATGTTGTTGTCACGGGGATATCGCTAGTCGTGAATGGAGGTCGTGTGTCAACCGGTGGACATGGAGGGAGTGGATACCGGGATACGGCAGGGAAGGCGTCGTGCAATATTTGGATT